TATTTAAATAATTGTAAAATAATGATATATCATATGTTGTAAATAATCGATACCCTAATATCCAACCTACCGTCGTATCCCATGTTGTATTTTGCACACTCTTTGCTCCTGAAAAACATTTTGCAAAACTTACTTTGTCATAAAAAACCACATTATAATCCGTTTCTGTATATTTTCTTTTAAAGTTTCCATACAATCTTACATAATCATTTCCATTTCGTTGCACTATATCCATTTTTGTATTGTTTTTATGAATTAAATTATTTGATGTTAATATCGTTTCATTTATTTTGTTTATTAAAAATTCTCTTGAATATATACCTGCTGGTATTACTATATCTACTGTATTTTCATTATTTGCACTATATACACCTTCCTCATATGCATAGAACTTTATTGTGTCATTTATACCAGATTGTATTGTTAATGGATTTGATACTTCTACAGTATCTGTTGCTTTTATTGTTATCTCTCCCGTTGATAATATATTTGCTAATTCTATTCCATTACTATTTGTTAATACACTTGGCATATTATAACTTAAATCATAAGGCGCATCAGTCATTAAGGTATCTATTTTTAAATATTGTTCCCATGAATCATTTGTTGTATTATCATCTATAAATTGAATATTATAATTTTTTCCCATTAATTTCTTATTTATTTGAATATTAAATGATATATCATACGTGCTGTTTTGTGCATTTATTTTAAATGATAGTTCTGTTCCTTCAAATATTCTTGTATTACTATAACCGTCTACATAATTCTCAAAACTATCGTTTATTGCATCTTGTAATCCTACATATGTTGAATACGTTCCCTGATTTATTTTTATATCGTATTCTTCTCCTGAATTTCCATTTATTGTACTATCATTTGCCTTCGATTTTATTGTACATATTTTTTCTGTCGTTGAATCTATGGTAATACTTGTGGTTGAACCTATTGTCGCTCCATATGTTTGCGTTAAATCACTCAAAGTATTTCCTACTACATTTTTTAATTCTAAAACTCCTCTCGAACTAAATATTGTTTCAGTTATATCTATTTCATATGCCTGTTCATTAAATTCTTTACTTACATCCAAATATAAATTAAATATATTATCTTTTAAATACGCATATGTTCCCTCTGGATTTGTATCTGTTGAAGAGTCAAATGTATATGTTTCAGGCGGTGCATTTATATTGAATTTTATTGCTGAATTATTGCTATTTAATGTATTGTATGTTGTTTCTGCATTTCTTATTGATTCATTTATTTTACTTATATATTCAGTTATTGAATACCCATCTGCTGGTGAATTTATTAGATTTATAGATATATCATTATTTACTGATTCAAAACCAGGAACAATACTTTTTAATAGTATATATGGTTTATCTTTTATTTTATATCTATCATTTTGCACCACGGGTAATGTATCTCCATAAATATAACTTAATTCATTATATGAACTATCAAATCGAAAACACGATGTTGCACCTATCCAAACTGTATATTCATCTGGCAATATTACTACTGTTTTACTATCTAATTGTGGATTCATTTCCGTTCTTTTAAACTTCACTTTTAATTCATTATAAGATTTCTTTGGAGATTTAAATTCATTATTACTTGCATCTATGTTCTTTCTTTGTATATAAGATTCATATAACATAGTATTCTCTATTAACTTACTATTTAAATGTGATATCAATGATGTTCTTGTATAAACACCATTTGTTAATTGAATATTCGCTGATATATCTATCCTTGATACACCATTTGTAAATGGTATTGTTCCATAATACTGATTTATTATTATTGTATTATTATTATCAGCTATAGTAAATGATGTTATATCCACCGTCGGTGCTACTGGCATTTCATAATATAACGGACTTTTCAATACATTAAAATCATATTCTTTGGTTTCAAATCCTAAATATGAAGCTATTGTATTTTTTGAACTGTCATATATATTATATGGACTATCCCACGTTGGAAAACTTAACCTATATGCAGTCTCGTTATAATCTTTATTTATATCTATTATAAAATTACTTTTTGTTGTTATACTATTATATTCTAAAGATGAATTCTCTATACTTGCATCTATTGTATTATTTACTTCCGCTATTTTCGCATTTATTGATGTTGACAATTCTCCTGCATTATAATTTCCTGCATCTATTTCTATTTTTATATCATGTGTTTCATTATCTATACCCGCTGTTTTTCCTTTAAATATAAAAAAATTACTACCAAAACTTTTACCTATTGTATACCACGTAAATGGTATTTGCAATGAATATAAACGTAATGATACCACATCTTTTAATGGCTCTGATAAATTAAATGTAAATTCTGTGGGCATTGTTGTTTTATCTGTTCGATATTGACTATCTATACTTATTATTCGTTGCGTTGTTTGCTTTAATAATGGATTTACTACTCCTTTACTATATTCCAATTCTTTTGTATAAATCACTGTTTCACCTTCTTTTTCTTCTTCGCTTTTTTGCATTATCTTATTTTTTCTTATTTCTTCATCGTTTTCTACTTCTAATGTTATTTCTTCATCTGGTATTTTTACCCAATTCGCGTTTTCGTCTTTCTCTAAATCTAATATTTCTCCCACCTCGTCTGCTGATATTATTTCATTTTCAAATCCTTCCATTACGTCTTCCTCTTCACTTTCAAAAAAATGGTCATATATTTTCTCAAAAAAAGATACTAATTTTTTACCCGCACTTGAACCCAGTTGTTCATATTTATGAATCATCATCAATATTTTTGCTTCTAATTCCCTATCTGTCGGTTCATCTAAATCTAATACTTCATATAATTCTTTCTCTGTATAACTGTTTATATCATATAAATCTTCTTTTTTCATTCTTTATAATATCATTACACAAACATTTTATATGTTTATCAATAAAAAATGTTTTATTTATATTTGTCTTCGCTATTTATTTACTATTTGTCTTCGCTAATAATCTTTTCTTGAACATTTTACCTATAAATTCTACTATGTCTAAACGCTGTTTACATCTATATAACATCTCTATTGGAAATGATTTTAATCCTTGACCCCGCTTCATATGTTTATTTCCTGTAAAACATAATATATCAAATACCTGCATTATTAATTCCTCTTCTTCTGACATTTCATCACGACTTATTCGGTTATTTCCTATATAAACGTATCTATTATAATTTCCATTATCATATACACTATGTCTATTCGATACTGGCTTATTTCTCACCATTCCTACACCTAATATTTTATTTAAATCATTATTCATCTCCAATACATACATTATTGATTCTAATGGTATTGTCTGACTTATTGGGTCTGGTGAACAATATATACAACCTATCTTCTTTTCTCGGTTTCGTTCTCTATATTTTTCATTTTCACGATATGTATTATTATTAAATCTTGACGTTAATAAATATCTTTGTTGCTGTTTTTTATATTCATTTATCTGTTTCTTTTCCAATACGTTCGTTCTTTTGATTAATGGCATTTTCTATTTTTTATTATTTATTCTTTATTAGTATAGAATCAATTTTATTTAGTTATATATTATTATGATTCCATATATTGATTCTTCTACTAAAACTGACAATCACTCTTCCAGTGATTCTACTTCTTCTAATCCCAATACACCAAATAATACTATTCAAATTAAAGATGAAAATATATATATTAATATTGACAATGAAGAGCAATTAATTAGACATTCACAAGATTCTAATGAAAATTTTTTTGATTTTACTATTCCTACCCGTTGCGATAGTCCTATTCCCACTTCCTACCATGGTAGTTATACTGGCAGCTATAACGGCTCACGCAACAATAGCGATAATGAAGACAATCATATTATTGATAATTCTTCTAATTTAGTTAAAAATTTATCTACTGATATTAGTTCTCTTTCCCTTAATGATATTGCCGACATGACACATAAAAACTTATCCAATGTTATTAATAAACCCAATTCACCCCATTCTAATAAAAAAAAACGTTCCAGTTTTAAAAAATTTCAAATTCATGATATTGAACGTAATCTTAATAAATACTATGACAACGACAATAACAAATATACTAATGAAATTGATATTCTTACTACCTTTATGAAAGGACAAAAAAACCTTTATATTCAAGCCAAAAATATCTCTCAATGGAAATTTAACTGTCTTACTATTCCCGCTCTTTTTCTCACTTGCGGTATTACCATGTATACTCCTTTCGTCGATTGCAATGGCTTTAGTAATGCTTATGTAGCTGGACTTAATGCTATTGTCGCATTATTAATCTCCATGATGAATTTTTTAAAATACGAATCTTCTACACAATTCTTTTTTCAAATGGCTAATCAGTTCGATAAATTAGAAACCACTCTCGAAATTGTTAGTAGCAAACTCGTCATTTTAGATGACGAAAATGAGAAAAAAAAACTTGTATTAAATAAAATTAATGATATTGAACAAAAAATTATTGAACTCAAAGATAATAACAACTTCCTTATTCCTGAAGCTGTTAAAACTCTTTTCCCTATCATATGCCATATGAACATTTTCTCATTTATTAAAAAAATGCAAGGTTGCAAAAATTCTCTTATATGCAATTTAAAAGATATTCAGAATGAAATTCAATATATCCTTCATAAATTGAAAAAAAATTCCTATGAGGATATCAAACATAATTCTTTTTTATTACATAATAGAGAAAGAGAAAAGCTAAGATTAGATTATTTATATAAAACTAAAGATAAGGTTAAAAACGATATTACCCTATACCGTAATGCCTATGGCGATTTAGAACAACTCTTTACCAGAGAAATTAAATCCGCTGAAAATAAAACGAATAAATGGGGTATGTGGTATATTTGCTTTTGGAATTATAGCAATAATAAAACCAATTATAATGGATTAAATCCCATTATTGATAAATATTTCCATTTCGTTTTTTATGAATGAGTTGCTACTATCTTCCAATACCATGGCATATCATATACATATTTCACTGAACCATGTTCTTCTAACTTATCTTCAAATTTATTTAATTCTGAACGTGTCCTTTCATTACTACTTATTCTCATCAATATTCGCTTTTGACTTGGGTCCTTCCTATGTGGGATTTCTGTCATCTTTTGAATATTTCCTATATTCAAATCCTTGATTTTATTATATATATAATCCTTCGGAATTTCTGTTTCCATTCTTGGTATGCATAATGATATTCTTTCTTTGGGTTCCATTCTTTTTCATATTATTTGTATGATTTAATATATATCAATTTTATTAAATCATCCCTTAATCCAGTGTCTGAATTGCTGATTCGAGTAATTTACTTATTTACTATCCGATTTCTATGAAGAGAAAATAATATATAAATATTTTTGTAGATTTACATTTGATTGTATTTACGGACTCTCTCTCTCTCTCTTTATTATTTCCGATTTATACACTATTTCTTCTTTTTATGTAAATCCTTTTTGGTTTACATTAATTAGTATAATTGAAGATATAGTTATCATTATGCTACTCTCTACTTTTTTTGTTATTTATAATACTTTTTTTTTTACTCTATTTTTATGCTGTTTCGAATCTTTTAATAGGGTTTACACTCATTCTTTTTTGAATTAAGCCTACTCTCCCCAATTTTATATATTATTTATTATTTATATCTTTTTTTTTTTTAATATTTTATGTTTAAAATTAGAAATTGTTCTCTTATCAAAATATAATTATGAACCTTGCTTTAGAAGATATTATTCAACCCTCTTGGATTCAACAACAAGAACGACTTCAAAATGTTGATTCTGTTTTTACAAGAGAACCTATGACTTCTATTTCAGCCAAATTCTTTTATATTAATACACACGATTATATTGAAAAAATCATCTGTGAAGAGATTCCTCTTGAATCTCATTTAGATGGTTCTCTTATTACCAAAGAACGTTTGATTCAAATTATTCAAAATAAAAAAATCAAAACTTCCAATACTAAATATAAATTACTTGATTCCTTTTTATGCAACTTTGATATTCCTCCTTCATCTATTTATTCTTTTTATAAAAATTCCTCTCCATCTATCAATTCATATATGAAAAATATTAATATTATTGAAGACCTTATTATTTCTCCTTCTATTTTTGTTTTTCATGATATTAATACTTTGTTCTTTATCTTCGAAGAACACCCCGTCGAAAAACATGAACATACTATCAAATCCATTCTTAAACCAGTTTCTAATTCGAATCATAGAGAACATTTATCCAAAAACAAACAAAAAAACACTAAAAAAGTTCGTATTATTGATTCCAATACTATTAAATCTACTAAAAAATTACGAAAAACCAAAAAACATAAAAATCGGTAGCTTTATTACTTTTCATCTTTATCAAAATGATTTAAATATTTTTTTATTTATATTATTACTTTATTATGGATATTGATTATGAAAACCTTATGCATTCTTATTTTAAAGATGAAATTGCATGGCTTTTCTTTCAATTAACACGCAAAAATTCGTCTTCTATTAAATCCATTCTTACCAGAACTAATGACAATTTATCTCTCCTTAAAAATATTATTCACAATAAAAATTCAAATATTAATATAGTTAATGTTAAACAATGGACCATATACCTCGAACTTTATTATAGAATGATTGGATATTCCAGAGATACATATATGGGTCTCGGTGAACAAACCATTACTTATATGCTCATATTCTCTTTTTATAAATATTTCCCTAAATTGGCCACTTATTCCATTCATAAACTGGTTAAACCTTGCGATTTGCATAATAATCGCACTTATGGTTCTTGGCGTGATATTAAACATCTATGTCAATTCGTTTTTGATTTTTCCCCTCTTAAAGATAAACACCCACTTATTGATTATTGTATTTATATTACCAATGAACAACTCGCCCATGATATTTATACATGGAAATTTTCTGTCAATTGCAATTCTCAACTACATATCTCTAATGTCGCCAAACATATACCGAGAGAACATAAAAAATTTTCATGGATTTTCGATAAACTTGCTGTTCACTGGATTCGAAAAACTAAATCCTATATCATCGATACTGCTATTAATGACCTTTCATATATTAAAGCTTTATCAAAAGCTAAAATGCTTTATAGAAAACAGATTTCTGTATTAAATAAAGCGCTCGATACTGTTCAAATTAAACTTTGTAATAAACAACTTGACTCCATCGATTTTAACTCCTTTTCCAAAAATACTGCTATCCGTTCTCTGCCTCACTTTTCTAATATCGATAATGACTTTACTAATAAGTTCCAAATTTATATCGATAACTGGGTTTCTAATAATGATTCTTTTCAGCATGCTTTCTCTAATGGTTATTCTTACGCCTCTATTCCTATCTATTATGTTATTAAAAATGCAATTCGTCTTTCTTCCGCAACTAAACCTAATAACACCGAAATCTATTTCATTAATAAATTATGGAGCAAGAACTTTCTTCAAAAATTTAAAGATGTTAATTATTTTATTCCTCTTCTCGACGTTTCCGATACTATGAATGATTCCTCTTTTTTCGCTGCAATCGGTTTCGCTATTCTACTTTCTTACAATAGCAAATTTGAAAACCGCATTATTGCTGTTGATAAATATCCTACATGGATTTCGATTGACCACGATGACGGCTTGGTTCAACAAGTTTCACATATTATGGATTCTATTTACAATATGCGCAATACTGTTCCCGATTTTAACAAAGCGTTCCATCTCGTTTCTCATACTCTTAAACAAATTAACTCTTATAACGATTTTATCAATAATATTAAACTTGTTGTTCTTAGTGATTTCGAATCTAATATTCATGAAAACACTATTCAAAATATATTTTCGTCCAATGGGTTTTCCAATTTTCCCACCTTCATTTTTTGGAACTTCTCCTATAATTTATCCGACTCTTTACCATGCACATCAAATAGCCAAAAATCTTTTTTATTTTCTGGTTATTCTATTTCTAATTTAGTTAATATCAATAAATTTACTTCACGTAAATATAATACCTACACATCTATATTCAATATTCTTATGAATAAACGTTATGACTCTTTCTCCAATTACATGAATACATTATTATCTACATTATAAACCCTTTTTACACTTTTCATTTTTGAATCTACATATCGTTCCCGTCTCATTTGCCTATCCTTATCAGTTATTCTTTTTAATAAATCTATTAATTTTTCTTCATTCTTTCTCGATGTTTTTCCCAACTCCTTTTTCAATCTTAACAATAGTTCTTTTCCGTTTGGTCGTTCATTCGGCATTGCACTTACTACATCCTTCAATATTTCCTTCATTTTTAACATATGAGGGATTTCTTTTTCATCTATACTTAAATCTTTATACATTTGTAAATATGTTATTGACACCCCATATATATCCCACGTTTCATATGTTTTTAATAATTCTTCTTTTACCGTTCTCCATTTTGTTGTTCCAAAACCTACTTTGTTTATTATTCCCGAAAAATAATTTAATGCTTTCACCTTTTGCTCCTCTATCTCTTCTTCACTAAATACACGATTTATTCCTTTGTTTTCTTTGTAATACGATTCTATACACTCCTTTATCGTTTCTATTGACACTGGATACTTGTCCAATTCCTCCTTTTTTTCTATTTTATCTCCTATCTCATTCATTAAATATGATAATACATTTATCTCTAAACACCATGCTGGATAATCTGGAGCATATACATAAAATACACTTAAATCATTATTTTTTAATACTTCATTTATATTAAATGATAAACCATAATCTATATATATCGGTCTTCCTGACCCTGTTCTGCACATTATATTATTCTCCTTTATGTCATAATGTATTATACCCCTTTCACTCATCTTTCTTGCACCCTCTATCAATACCTTATAACCATTTATAAATTTCTCTCCAAACTTCTTTTCCCCGTTCTTCTCCAATAAATCCAAATAATAATCTCCTAATGTCTTTTTTCCCACAAATGGAATCTTATTTATTTCAAATTGCAATGACTTTCCTTCTTCTTTATTCTTTTCTATAAAATCACAATTTCGCACTTCTCCGTCTTGAATCTTTCCTATATCCACATCACATGAGTCTATTATCGGTGCATAATATCTTTCATAGTTCTTTATTTCCATTAATTCTTTTCCTATTGCTACCTCATTTGCTGATGTTTTCTTTTGCTTTTGCACCTTCGTTATTAACTTTTTATTATCGTCTAACATTCCTTCACACGTTAAACCCGGTCTAAATATACATCCATATGTTCCTTGGTTTATCATCTTTATTCCTTCCTTTTTTTCTTCCATATTCTTATTTGTATTATACATATATTTTGAATTATAATACTAATTTTATATTTTTTCATACGTTATATATTCGTATCTTTCACCCGTTTTTTTACTTTTTTCTATTGGTTCTCTCTCTTTTATTTTAAAACCTCTTTCTAATAATCTTTCTTCTGTTATTGGATTATATGCATCTCCTTCCTCCTCATTATATACTTTTGTTAAATATACCTTCTCATATCTTTCTATAAATAATTCATATATTTCCGAACCACCTATTACTATTCTCTTCTTTTCTTTGTATTTTTCCATTTTTTCTTCCAAGTTCTCTAATTTTGTAAAATACAAGTCACTATGTTCTTCTTCTTTATATCTTTCTGGATTTCCAGTTAACACTATGTTTATTCTGTTTTTTAAACCTCCCCTCGGCAATGATTCATAGGTTTTTCTACCCATTATTATTATTTCGTTCTCCGTTTTTCTTCTAAAATGCTTTAAATCTTCTGGAATATTCCATATTAATTTATTCTCCCGACCTATTACATTCTTTTTATTTACCGCTACTATTGCTTCCATCTTTTTTATATTATTATATTATTTCACTTTTAATTGATTTAAAGACTTTTCATATTATTTATATGTGTTGGAAGATACACTTGTTTATTTGTAGATAATTCTCTCCCTAATAATATGCTGTCTTAGCTCAGTTGGTTAGAGCGTGCGACTGTTAATCGCGAGGTCATAGGTTCGACCCCTAT